TCGACGGAGAGCCGCACACGTATACCTGCTTCATCGCGGAGGACCCCGCGATGCTCCGAGACAACGGCTGCCCCCACATGAGCCGCACGCGGTACGTCGGCTGCGGCGGCCGCGCGTACTGGATCTGCGACGGATGCGAGCGTGTCGTGGAGAGGGCCGAGAGGGAGCCGGTCTGATGGGCGCCACCAAGATCGAATGGACCGCGACGCTCGGACGGGGCGGCGAGCTCTATCCGGGCTTCACGTTCAACCCATGGGTGGGCTGCCACCAGGTCAGCGCCGGGTGCGCGAACTGCTACGCCGAGGCGCTGATGGACAAGCGATACGCCAGGGTCCGCTGGGGCAAAGGTCAGCCTCGCCAGCGCACGACCGCGAGCTACTGGCGACAGCCGATCAAGTGGAACGCGCAGGCCGAGCAGCTCGGCGTGCGCCTCAAGGTTTTCTGCGCGAGCCTCGCGGACGTGTTCGATGAGGAGGTCGACGACCTTTGGCGCACGGACCTGTTCAACCTCATCGCTCAGACGCCGGCGCTCGACTGGCTCTTGTTGACGAAGCGCGCGGCGAAGATGCGGGCATGGATGACCGATACGATCTCTGGCGTCGTCCGCCATGCGGCCGAGCACAAACATCTCCCATCATGGAACCCGGACGACTGGCCGCCGGGCAACGTCTGGCTCGGCGTCTCCGTCGAGAACCAGGCGACGGCCGACTGGCGGATCCCCGAGCTCCTCGCGACGCCGGCGGTGCTGAGGTTCGTCTCGTACGAACCCGCATTGGCGCCCGTGGACTTCACGCGCTTTTTCGAATGGACCGATCAGGACGGAGCGCGCGTCAATCGTGGTCCGCACTGGGTGATCGTCGGTGGCGAGAGCGGCCCGAAGGCGCGTCCGTTCGATGTGGCGTGGGCGCGGTCGACGATCAAGCAGTGCAAGGCCGCTGGCGTAGCGTGCTTCGTGAAGCAGCTCGGCGCGCACGTCATCGACCGCAACGACGTCGGCTTCGACGCCGACATGGAGCACTACGCCGACACGGGCGTTCCGACGAACGAGGAGGGCTGGCCGTCCACGGTCGAGGTGGTGGACGCCGGTTGCGACCAGTACCAGGGAGCGCCCGTCCGCGTGCGGCTGGCGGACCGGAAGGGCGGCAACATGACGGAATGGCCGTGGAATTTGCGCATGAGGGAGTTCCCGCAGGTGGAGACTGACACTCGGTCGCGGTGACGGAGAGAGGGCCCCGACGTTCGGGGCCCCGCCGCGGCCGGACCGATCGGATACAGGAGGTGGCGAATGGGCAAGCAGAAGCGGCTCCCGGGAATGCAGCCGCAGTCGGTCGTCGACATCGAGGAGAAGGCGGAGGAGGTCAAGGAGCTTGAGCAGCGCCGCATGGAGGCGGCCGAGGAGGAGCAGCGCGCGCGCCAGGAGCTGACCGACCTCATGAAGGCGCACAAGCTCAAGAGCTATGACTTGGGCGAGCGCCATGATCTTGGGGACGGGGAGTACGAGGTCGTCGTCAAGAGCGGCGAGCCCAAGGCGTACGTGCGGCGGAAAAAGTCGAAGGAGGCGAAGCTGGCGGATGGCGCGGCCAAGAAGAAGGGCGGCGAGGAGTCGAAGGATGGAGACGGCGCCGAGAGCGAGGAGGCGGAATCGGTCGCATGACGCTCCCCGCGCGCCACCCCTGGACCCTCGCGGTCGACCCCGGGACGACGGTCGTCGGCTGGGCGCTCTTCGCTCCAGCCGGCGACCTGAGGTCGATCGGCGTCATCCGCCCGAAGGGGTCGCTTCCCTTCCGGCTCGGGTGGATTGCCGAGCGCCTCCAGGGGATCCTCTTCGCCGCCGGCGTGCCGCATGGCGAGCTCGACCTGGCCCTGGAGAGGGCGATCGTTTTCGGGCACGACCTGGAACGGATCAGCGGCACGATCAAGGTCGCGGAGGCCCGAGGCGCCATTCTCGCCGTCGCCGGCCGCTACCACGCGCGCGCCTACGACTACGTCCCCAGCCAGGCGAAGAAGGCACTGACCGGCGGGGGGAACGCCACGAAGGAGCTCGTGGCCGACTTTGTGGCGCGGATCTACCGGCTGAGCGAGAGGCCGCCGCTCGACGCGACGGACGCCGCGGCCATCGGGCATTGTCATCTGGCGAGGCGGGGGAGGACTGTGGAGGCGGGGGCATGAAGCACAGGATGCGGCGCCCCTCCAAGCCGAAGGGCCGTCCCGACGGCGGGTACATCAAGCTCTGGCGGAAGCTCCGCGACCACGAGATTTGGATGCAGAAGCCGTTCAGCATGGGTCAGGCTTGGGTGGACCTTCTCTTTCAGGCCGCGTGGTGCCGGCACGAGGTGATCTTCCAGAAACAGCTCATCCGCCTCGAGCGTGGGCAGCTCGCAACGACCGAGCGACAGCTGAGCAGAATCTGGGGTTGGAGCAGAAATCGCGTCAAGTCGTTCATCAGACTGCTACGCGACGGGGCCATGATCACTACCACGGATGGGCCGGGCTACATCGTCGTAAGCGTTTGCAATTTCGCCACTTATCAGGGTGGTACCGAGCAGCCGGGCCACGAAAGGGCCACCAACGCTACCACGAATGAGCCAGCGTTGAGCCACCTCCGGGCCACCTCCGGGCCGGGTCCGGGCCACCTCCGGGCCACGAGAGAAGAAGGGAAAGAAGGAGAAGAAGGAAAAGAAGGGGGAAGAAGTGGCGCTGACGCGCCTACCCCCGCTTCGGCTTCGCCACGGACGGACGGGGACAAGGACGGTCAAGTCGGTATCGAGGCACTGGCCCGGGCGCTCAAGGCGCGCGGGGTGACCGGCGCCCGCGGTCAGCACGCGGACATCCTCACCGACCTCGTGTCAGCTCACGGTCTCGAGGCGGTTCGGGAGCTCGTGGGGCGCGCGAAGCCGTGTGACGTTCTCGATCTTCCGAAGCAGCTCGCGAATGGCAAGGTGGCCCATCGTTGCGCCCGATGCCAGGACAAGGGCGAGTACACCGAGCGCGCGGGCAGTGTCGAGGACGGTACAGCGGCGATCAGTCTTGTGCGCTGCACGTGTGAGGCGGGGAGGTCGAGAGCATGAGCGCGAAGCGCGAGATCTGCAAGACGTGCAAGGGCAAGGGCCTCATCCTGCCCGACGACTACCTCACGAAGCTGGACACGACGCACTCCGTGCGTCCCTGTCCGGATTGCAATACGAATCCCAACGGTCGCGCGACAGCGACGACCGAGAGCCAGGCGAGCAAGCCCGACCTCAAGAGCCGCGCGGCGGGGGACAGGGAGTGATGCACACGTTTGCAGGGCAAGGGGCGTGCCAACCCAAAAATGCACGGGTCCTTCCGGCGCCCGGCGCGGCCAGGAGTCCTAGGCTTACGCGAGTTTTGCGCGTGCGGCACATGAATTCTACGTTCCTCTCCCCTTCAGTGGAGGCCCCGTGTGCGTAAGCGCCGCGCACCGAACCGCCGGAGCACCTCCGCCATGGAGCAGCTCGCGGTCCTCCGCAAGCTCAAGCAGCAGGCGGCCGCGGCGCTTCTCGGCTGGACGCCTCGAGGCCTGCGCGACGCGAACGCCCCGCGACGGGACGACGGGACATACGACGCGATCGCGCTCGTCGCCTGGATGCTGGAGCGGGCGGCCGGCAAGAGCGAGGCCTCGCCGGCGGACAAGCTCCTCGAGGACCTGCGGCGCGAGAAGGCGCGCGAGGCGAAGCGGCGCAACGACCTGGCCGAGGGGAGGCTGGTGGAACTCGCGCGGGTCCAGGCGGAGGCTTCGGCGATCGGCACGGTGCTGCGCGTCCGATCAGAGGCGATCGAGCGCGCGTTCGGGGCCGAGGTCGGAAAGGCGGTGCGGGAGATGATCGACGAGATGGGTCGCGCGCTGCGCGAGCGCGTGCTCGGCGAGCGGCCGTGCCCTCCGAAGGCGGCAAATGCCGGTTAGCATCATGGTGATGGCGGCGATGATCGGCGTCGCGGTCCTGCAGCCGCTGGCGGATCGAGCGGTCTCGCGTCCCCATCGCAGTATGCGCCGCTTCGCAGAGGAGGAGATCGTTTTGGCGACTGGCCCGCGTGCGGGCCTGCGCTTCTCGGTCAACTTCATGCCCTGGACGGGGCTTGTGCTCGATGAGTTCGACCGCGGCCGCTACACGCGCTTCTTCGGGTCGGGTCCCGCGCAGGCCGGGAAGACCGTGCTCTTCTTCCAGCTCCCGGCGCTCTATCACCTCTTCGAGGTCGGCGAGGACGTCATCCTCGGCGCGCCGACGGTGGAGCTGGCGCGCGCGATCTACGAGGAGCGGCTCGTGCCGGCGATTCAGCTTTCGCGGTACGCCGCGCTTTTACCCACGCACGGCGCCGGCTCGCGCGGCGGGAAGGCGCTGTCGGTCCTCTTCGGGAACGGCGCGCGCGTCCGGTTCCTGGGCGCCGGCGGCGGCGACGCTCAGCGGTCGAGCTACACGGCGCGCGTCGTCATCCTGACCGAGCTCGACAAGATGGACGAGCCCGGGTCGGTCTCGCGCGAGGCTGACCCGGTGACGCAGATGGAGGCGCGGACTCGCGCGTTCGGATCTGCGGCGAGAGTGTATGGCGAGTGCACGATGAGCGTCGAGGGCGGGCGGATCCAGCGCGAGGTCGAGGTCTTCGGGACCGACTCGAAGCTCGTGGTCCCGTGCCCGGCCTGCAAGGCCTACGTGCCCCTTGAGCGCCCGGGCCTCGTCGGCTGGCAGGGCGCGGCCGACGTGATGGCGGCGCGCGCGGGCGCGCGCTACCAGTGCACGGCGTGCAAGGCGGCCTGGGGCGAGGAGGAGCGGAAGCTCGCGCTTCGTTCGCCGATGATCGTCGCGCGCGACCAGGTCGTGACGCCGGCGGGCGAGATCTCGGGCGCGGCGCCAGCCACCGACACGTGGGGCTTCCGGTGGAACGCGCTGGCCTCCCCGATGCGCGCGATCGCGGACGTCGCCGGTGAGGAGTGGCGCGCCGAGCAGTCGGGCGACCCGAAGGACCAGAAGGCGCTCGCGCAGTTCACCTGGGCGGAGCCGTGGCGCGAGGAGATCGCGGACCTCTCGCGGCCGGACGTGAACACCATCCTGGCGAAGATCGCCGGCCACGAGCGCGGCATCGTCCCTCCGGAGAGCGTGAAGCTCACGCTCGGGATCGACGTCGGGAGCTACGTGATCTGGTGGGCGCTCTTGGCGTGGAAAGCCGACGCGCAGGGACACGTCGTCGACTTCGGCGGGATCGACGTGCCCCTCGATCACGGCGTCAAGAACCCGACGGCGGTCCTCGCGTCGCTGCGCGCGTTCCGCGACAACGTCATCCATCCCGGCTGGGGCGGCCGAAGACCGGATCGAGTCCTCATCGACTCCGGCTACGAGCAGGCGGTCGTCTACCAGTTCGTCCTCGAGAGCGGGCAGCCGCGGTACCTGGCATGCAAGGGGTACGGGACCTCGAGCCGCCACGGCGGATGGCGAAACCCCGCCGCGGCCGAGCCGTCGGGTCTGCGCCAGGTGGGCAACGAGTGGTACACGCTCCTCCAGCCCGCCGGCGTCCACCTGGTGCACGTGCACAGCGACCACTGGAAGGCGCAGGTGCACGACGGATTCTGGGCGGCGCAGGGCGCGCCCGGGTCGCTCACGCTCTGGCGCGGCGACAAGACCGACCGCGAGCTCCGGATCTTCGCGCGGCAGATCGTCGCCGAGGAGCGGACGCTCAGGTCCGCCGGGGAAAAGGAGCCGAAAGTGGTGTGGGTCGTCAAGAGCCGGACGAATCACTACCTCGACGCGACGTCGTACGCGCGCTGCGCCGCGGACATCGAAGGGGTGAGGCTGGTGAGGCATCTATCGGCGCCGCCACGGCGCCAACGTTCGCCGCAGGAACCCACGCGCCGCGTGATTCGGACACGCTACTAGGGGGGCATATGGAGACAGAGCAGGCGCTCGACTTCATGGAGACGGTTGAGGGTTGGTTCACGCGCGAGGAGGGACAGCTGCTCTTCGAGGTCGCTCGATCGTCATCCGGAGCGATCGTCGAGGTTGGAAGCTGGAAGGGACGAAGCACGTGCCTTCTGGGTTGGGCGGCGGAGCTCACGCCTGCGCGAGTAGTGTGGGCGATTGACCCGCACGACGGGCAGATCGACGGTTCCCAAGCTGGGACGGCTGAGACGTTCTCGGACTTCGAAGAGACCCTGCGACGCGCTTCGCTCCAGCAGGTCGTCCGCGCCGTCCGCCAGCGGTCGTATGAGGTGGCGTGGGAGGGCGATCCGATCGGGCTCCTCTTCATCGACGGATTGCACGACGAGGAGAGCGTCGCGCGCGACTTTCAACACTTCGAGCGGTGGATCCCGTCTGGCGGATTCGCCGCGTTCCACGACTGCCAGTATGCGTATCCGGGCGTCCTCGCGGTTGTCCAGAGCCTTCTCAAGTCGGGGCGGTGGGCTCACGCGGCCCGGGCAAACAGCCTTTCGGTCCTCAGGAGATGCCAATGACTGCGCCACAGAAGGCGAGCGTGCTCATCAGCGTGCCAACGCACGATGGGCGATGCGAAGTCGGCCTGGCGATGTCGCTCCTGGACGCGACGCGCGAGCACAAGATCTCCGTGCAGCACTGCAGGAGCTCGCTCCTGGCCTACGGCTTCAATCAGCTGTGGGTGAACGCCGTCCAGTCCCGGCCCGGCGTCACCCACTTCGCCATGGTGCACGCCGACATCGTGCCCGAGGCCCGCTGGCTCGACAAGATGCTCCGGCTCATGCGCGAGAAGGGCGCGGACATCCTGTCCGCGGTGGCGCCGATCAAGGACGGAAGCGGCGACACGTCGACCGCGCTTGACGAGCCGCTCCGCCCGCGACGACTGCCGTACGCAGAGATATGCCGGCGCTGGCAGGCGACGTGGACGGACCCGCTTCTCCTCGTGAACACGGGCCTCATGCTGGTCGACCTGTCGTGGCCCGGCGTCGACAAGGTGTGGTTCACCATCGCGGATCGGATCGACTGGTCGTCCGGTGAGCCGCACATCGGCGTGCTGCCGGAGGACTGGGGCTTCTCTCGCATGGCGCGACAGCATGGCGCGAAGATTTGGGCCACGCGCGAGATCGCGCTCACGCACTACGGCACCGTCGGCCACCGGAACCAGGTGCGAGAGGAGATCCCCGCGATCGACTCCAGGGCGGAAACCCGATGAGGACAATGCGGAGGGGAACGATGGGGAAACGGAAAGCCCAGAAGGCCCAGGACTCAGCTGCGGCCATGCCGCCGCCGGTCGTGGACGTTCGACCGGCGGATCTTGAGCCTGCGTACGCATTTCCGACGCGGTCGCGGTGCCCGTCGTGCGGATCGGTGGACACGGAACGCACGGGAGTGGCCGGGAATATTCAGTATCGCGCGTGCCGTGCGCCCGTGTGCAGACGGCCATATAAGGTGCTCGGGGAGCCTGTCTAGGCCACTTTCACGGATCCGTGAAAGACCCCCTTGCAAAACGGCCCGGCTGGGCGAAGAATTGCTATCTGAAAGCGTAGCGGGGTAGCTCCCCGCGAAGGTGCGTGAGAGTCGAGGGGGCACGCACCTTCCCTCGGCTCTCGCGCACCGCGCAAAAGGTGCGTGGAAATGGAGCCGAGTGCCCTCTCCCGCATGGACCGCGACGGACGGCAGCGGAAACCTCGCCCACAAGTGGCGCGAGCAGCCCAGCGGATCGGCGCTCAGGCTCACGCTCCTGCGGATTCATATGAGCGAGGTGGCGGCCGCCATCTCCACAGGGAACTACGTCGTCCAGGGGCGCTCCCGTGACCGCAGCTACCTCAACGACTACCTGAAGGAGCTCGTCAAGGCCGAGACCGAGGAAGCATCCGTCGCCGACGTCTCCGCAAGCGTGCGCAGCGCCTTCACGCGCGGGAGGGCGCTGTGAGGCGTGCCCTGAAAGCGCCGCGGCCGCAGCGGAAGATCGCGGGACTCCAGCCGTCGAGATCCGCACCCGCCCGCCGGAACACCGTGGAGATCACGCGGGTACGCGGCGAATACTCCGCCTTCGGATACCACTCCGCAACCGTCACGTCGAAAGACGGTCGTGCGCCCGTGGCGGGCAGCGGGGACTACCACGCCCTCCAGCATCGCCTCCGGCTTCTCGACCAGGCGCGCGAGTTCATCCGAGACAACGGGATCTTCAGCGGGATGATCGAGCGCGGCGTTTCGTACATCGTCGGGAACGGCTTCGGGCTCCAGGCGCGCACGGAGAATCCGGACTGGAACCGCGACGTCGAGCGGTACTGGCGCGACGAGTTCTGGCCGATGCCGGAGATCCGCGGCATCCAATCGGGACAGGGCGTCGAGCGCGAGATCTGCCGCGAGCTCCTCGTCGCCGGCGACGTTGGCGCCCTCAAGGTCGAGGGCGGCAAGCTTCAAGTCATCGAGGCCGAGCAGATCCGGGGCAGCGGAGCCAACGACGACGGACTCATCCGTGACAGCAAGGGGGCGATCACCGGCTACTGGATCTCGCCCTACGGGCGCGCCGGCAACGTCGAGACGTCGAAGGCCCGTCGTGTGGGGAGAGGCGATCTTCTCTTCCTCTCGCGCCCCGAGCGTCCGTCGATGGCGCGCGCCGTGCCGCCGTGCCAGTCGAGCTTCCCGATGCTCCACCGGATCAAGGACGTCTGTGACTCTGAGGCGATCGCCTGGCAGATGCTGGCCCGCATGGCCATCATGATCAACCGCGCCGGCGCGGCGACGCTGGCAACGCAGACGTCGATCGCGGACGACGCGAAGTCCGGAAGCGAAGCGGACGGCGACTTCGCCTCGCGCGTCCACGAGCTCGATCAGGCCCTCATCTTCCATGGCGAACCGGGCGAGGAGGTCAAGGGAGTCGAGCGGAACATCCCGGGCAAGGACTTCACCGCTTCGCTCGTGATGTTCATCCGCCTGGGCGGACTCCCGCTCGGATTCCCCCTCGAGGTCATCCTCCTGGACTGGACGCAGTCCAACTACTCCCAAAGCCGCGCCGTCCTCGAGCAGTTCCACACCAGCTTCCAGTGCTGGCAGAATCTCCTCGAGCAGTTCTTCCACCGGCCCGTCTACCGCTGGGCCGTCGAGCTCGGGATCCGGTCGAAGCGCCTGACGCCGCCGAAGGGGCTCGAGGATCCGTTCCGGCACGAGTGGATCAAGCCGAGCTTCCCCTGGATCGATCAGCTGCAGGAGACCGAGGCGTACGGCGCCAAGATCGACCGATCCTTCTGCACGCACGCCGAGGTCGTCAAGACGCGCGGCCGCGATCGCGAGGAGGTCCTCGAGGCGGTGGATGCCGAGATCCGAGACGCCATCAAGCGCGCGAAGGCGATCGAGAAGGACACCGGCGTCGCGGTGCCGTGGGAGCCGTTCGCCGGCCGGCTCGTCGCGTCGGCGAAGGCGGCGCCCCAGGCCTCCGCGGATGCCAGGCCGTCCGGCGATGACC